CTATTTAACAATATCGACTAAAGAATTTTTAGCATCACTTACAAGTTTCAAGAGGTTATTTTGTTTTTCTTGAGAAATCTTAAAAACACTAAAACCTAGTAAAAAGATACTAAGGATTAATACAGCAATCAAAACTACTAACAATTTATTCTTATCCATTAGAATACGATACTAATACAATATTTTAATCTATTATTGCTCTCAATTTTCAAAATAAGCAAACCAATATTAATTTTCATGTTAACAGCATTTTCAAAAATTTAAGAAAAACATCTAACTTCAAGTTGATTGTCATCTTGGGTGACTTTTATTTTGATATTTTTATAAGTTCTTTTGCTTGGTTTCATTGATGAACCGACTACATCTTCAAAAAATTCACGGTCTTTCATAAGCTCGCTATATGATTTGTAACCAATTAAAATTATTTTGGGAATTCTTTTAGTTTCAAAAAATTTACTAAGAATATTATCAAGCTTTTTAACATTAACGATTGGCATGTAAAAACCATGGAAGAAAACATAATTATCTATTAAATATCTAAATATGCAATGCTCAATAATTTCTATCTTGATGAAATACGTAACATTCTATAATTTTTTTACAGTCATAATCAACTTATTTCTTTTAAAGATTATGTTTTTCTCAATTGAATGTGTGTCTTTTTAGATTCTTAAGCCACTGATAGAATTATTTTTGTAGAAATCACACTCAAATTCATCAGGTCCAAAGTGATAAATCATTTCAAAGAAGATCATCCCACAAAGAAAAATAAATTAAAACTAAGATTTAAGATTCCCCTTCCTCGCCTCATCTATTTTTAAAATTAAAATATTAAATGATTTTTCTGCTCTTTGGGTTACAATGTCAAAATCAACATTTTCTTTTTTCACCAGAATTTCATCCATTAAATGGAATGATTCATCTAAATAATGATCAAGGTTAACTACCAAATCCTCAACATTGAAAGATTTGATTTTGGAACTCATTGTCCGTAATTTCCAATAAAACTGATAGAACTCATCTTTCTGTTTCTTATCTGATTTGCTTTCTGAATATGGAAATCTTTTAATACGAAAATTAACTTCACTAGCCAGAACCTTTATTTCTCTCAAATCTTTATCTAGAGTCTCCACAACATATTTTTTTAGCCAATCGTTAAGTAGAATCATAACCAAAAACATTGAGGTTGCACTTAAACTAATGGTCATGGCTGATTTAATATTCACAGTTTCAGTTGTACCAAAAATAAAATTTGATACATGGCATATACATACATATATAATAAAAACAGCGACATAAAAACTTATAAGAAGACATAATTTTTCAGCTATATTGAGATTTTGTGCAAAATTCTTTCTTCCCACTTAGTCTGACCTTTCTTAAATTTTTAGAATTTAAATTTATTATAATTAAAAATCCAATCACTAGGTGGTTTGATTTTACATTATTGTAAACTAAAACTTACTTTATCTGATAACCAAAACTTGTAAGACATTTCAACAATTACTATTGATTGTTGAAAATAATACTTTGGACTTTTCTCTAAACTTGACTGCTTAGCTCACCAACGATACAAATGCTCATCTGTTTTCATATTAATCGATAGAAGTTCATCAATTATTTCTTGATTGGTCTATTCCATCAATGAAAAGTTTAATCCTTAAATTGGTTTCCATACATAACTCTCTCACAACTACCTTAATGTAAGCGGTCAATAGGACTAGCATTAATACTTATCTATTATAATACAGGCAAGATCATGAAAAGCTTAATTCAAAAGATTAAAGATTATTTTCTCGAAACGGATACGAATCCTAAAAAAGATCAACCATCTGCTTGGGAACATAAATCAGAGTCATCCGATTTGAAACCTAAAGCCCCCAAAACACCCCCAACTAAATAATATTCAACAAAAAAGCTCACTGAAAAGTGAGCTTTAATTTAGGTTACAAACGTTATCTATAGAATACTAAACCTGAGTTTAGACCACCAAATAGATACATCAATAATGTAAGAACGAGAAATATTGCGAAGAAAAACATCGCATTCAGAGAGTAGTACATAACTTTACTACCTTATATAATAATTGTTAACATATTATACACAAGAAACAACATTTAACCTAATTACATATCCCCAACTTGCTTTAAGCAAAAAAATACCCACGTATTGGAGCAAGTGGGTATGCAAAACTTTAAAAAACTGTCTTGGTCTCGGATGAACCGTAATACGACCAGTATAGGAAAATATACCCCTAATTTTGGGACTATGCAATCATAAATCGTATTCTTCTGCGACTTTAAAGAAATGTCCTCGTAAATGAGCATCTAAATCGATTCTCCAATCACCAAGAATATTTAACGCTAATTTCTCATATTTATCGTATGTTCTCAAATAAGCTTTACGATCAATGCTCATCCCCGATATACGATGTCTTTCAGATTGGTTATATGCATTCTCTTTTTTACCCTCACATTTACTACAATCAATGTGCTTACGCCCCCCTTTTGAATAAATAAAACCTTTGCCATTACATTTGGTGCACAACCCGCGCTTAAATAGGAATTGAATCAATGCTGAACGCGCTACCCCTTTTGCTGCTTCCTTGGTTGTTATTTGTTTTGTTTTAAATCCGTCAGCTTGAAACTTTAAACGGATCTCACTGGTAAGTAAGTTGTGTAATAAAGCGAAATGTCTATCCATGGGATTAATTGAGCGAACTAAGGCCCATAGCATTGCATAAACGTCTGGACTCATATCCTGCATCATCAGAGCTGCACTATTTGCCTTGCTTCCAAATGTTGATGGTCCACCCACACCATCTTTAAACCCATCCATCGTTTTTTGTGCCAAATCAAGAAGTGTAAAATCTACCCGTGATGAACTTGGCTTAAATAATAAACGGCGTAAATCGTGGGTGATTGTCATATCTCTATGTTTTTCAAAACTTGATGTAGCTACCATGTCACTCCCCTACCATCATCTCAATCTGTTGAACCGCTAAACCTGATTTCACTTGCTCTGTACTAAACCGTAATACCTGATATCCCATTACCACTGCAGCGTTGTATTTCTCCATGTCACCGATATAACCGTTACCCCTTGTGTGACGTCCACCACTCCATACACCGCCCTCAACCTCAACCAATATCTTCTTGCCTACAATGTGAAAATCAGCACGCCACTTACGTTTAGGATGGAATTTATATTCTTGTTCAAAGCTGATTTTTAAAACTCTCAATTGGTTGGCCAACAATGATTCACCGATACTTTCACCTTGATGAGTTTTAACTCGAGTACTGCGCTTCAAGTTAGATTTCTTCTTGGATCTAACACCGTAAAGTTTTTGGTATTCAGCGATTGAGATGCTTTCCACTTACGCAGCACCTCTGCCCTTAGGCTTAAATCCTACTGCCTGCAGATGTGATTTCCAGTTTTGGAGTTCATTTGGATCTGAGAGTTTTGCAGCAATGCGGCTTGCTAGTTTTTCAAAGGATTCACCTGGCATACTGAATTCATCGATGACATTAGGTAGTTGAGCGAGTTTGTTGGCAAACACGTAAATCTGTTGAGGCGATGAGAAAAATACTAAATCAGATTCACCGCTTGATTTGCAATTATGCGCTTTGTCGTATTTGTGACGATTTTTTAAAAGTGTGTCAGCGAAGTGGTAAATCAAAAGATCATCACAAAGATTATTTCCAGCATTGAAAAGCTCGAATGCTTTTTTCTCACGTTCAAACCAACTTGCTTCGATAATCGATTTTGGCACTACCGTGGGATCGGCTTGATCTAATTCAGAGCGAAGTTTTTTCAAACAAAGCCAGTCTTTTTTATTTTTAGATTCTAATGGGAGATTCCTTGGGAGATTCTGTGTCCCAAAATTGGTACTGGTCTCGGTACCAATATCGGTACTGGTTTCAGTTCCATTATTGGTACTAGTACCGTTTTTGGAACCAGTGCCTAAATCAACACCAGTGTCATTTTTGGTACTAGTCCCCTTTTTGGTATTGGTATCTGAACTATCTTCACGTCCAAAGACACCAATTAATTGATAGACTTTAACGCCATTTCCCTTAATTTCACCTGTAAATTTAATCAACTTTTTAAACTCAAGTTCGTCTAAAACTTTGATAATCGTTTTGCGATTTAAAGTGGTGTCTTTCTCTAACCGTTTTAAACTTGGGAAACACTTATGGTCATCCCCGGCTCGATCAGCAAGTGATAGAAGTACTAGCTTTTGACTAGCACTATCCACAGTTGTTTTCCAAGCCCATACAGTTGCATCTAGACTCATAGGACACCTCCAAATAAGTCGGTATATTGTGCATTTGGCGAAATCCACAAGCATTCTGTTCGTAATCCGGCACCACGATTTGAAGCTATACGTGCCTGAGTGGTTTTCTTGGTCCATCCCTTTAGAAAATCGTCATACATACTGCTCTCATACCCTGACAGCACAATCATTCCCTCAAGATTTATTAATGTTTGAAGTAATTCAATATGCTGTGAGTCATTCATCTCAAAGCGATAGTAGTGCCCATTAGAGCCTATACAACGTGTTTCATGCATATATGGTGGATCTACATAATGGAGTGTTGTTGGCCCATCGTGATCTTTAAGAACTTGGACAGCTGGACGATTCTCAATAAGCACACCTGATAGCCTTTGACCAATAAAAGCTAAATGTTCAGGATATTCACGCCATAATGACTGTGCAGTGCCGTATTTTCGTTTTGTATCTATACGAAAGCCTGTTTTACCTTTAGTGGCTCCTGCTGAACCAAATCCCATTTGTGCACGAATGATGACTCGTCGTGCACGTTCTATTTCATCGTCGGTATGCTCCCAAGCAAGCTCAAACTCACCTCTAGCGTATGGGGTAAAAATCAATTGCTCGATTAACTTGGTGCGATTTCTTTCTGAGCGAAGTACAGCAAATAAATTAACAATCTCCCCATCTAGATCGTTATATACCTCTGCATAAGCACGTGGTTTTTGTATAAGAACACCCGCTGCTCCACCAAATACTTCGGTATAGCAAGTATGTTTAGGGAAATGACTAATTACCCAAGGCGCTAAACGAAATTTACCACCGTGATATCTAATCAACGGATGATTAATAGTGGTCATAATTCACCGACCTTAGGCTTTACGTACCCACCAAATGAAATGACCTGTTCAGCTTTGATCAAGCTCGTAATAACCTGATGTGATAACCAAATTGTGATCTTGAATCGATAAGCCATCTTTTGGGCCAATTCTTCTTTGGTTACAGCTGCATTCTCTTCGTTATAACCACGCATTCTTAAATTGTCTTTTTTGATGTCATGAATATGGTTCAACAAAAGCAAAGTTGGTTCATAAAATGACTGGATTTCTTGAGTCTGTTTATGCTCAGGTTTCGTTTGAAAATGGTTATTCATGAAACCTCCGCGATCGATTGCTCGATTTCATCTAAACGGCGTTTATGAAATAGCTCTGGCAAAGTGGCTGTACGTATATCAGCTTCCTTTACCAACTTACCGCTTTCTAACCAGTAATGATTGTTCGGTTGATACGCTTCTACCGTTTGTAAGTCTTTTATTTTGATGTGATTCATATACACAACCACATCGCCATTCATGTATTTGCCTGGCTCTTTTTCTTGTGCTAGATTGATGTCCATTCGATACTCCGAAAAGTCGTTTAGGGTGTATTGGGTACGCGGTGAATTACGGGAAGCCTGATCTGATACGTCAGGCTTCTTCTTTAAAATGAGTGGAATTTGTGCTAAATTTGAACTCATATTCATTTCACCTCGTAATGGATATAGGAAAGCCTGGGATATGAGCCTCAGGCTTTTTCTTTTTCAGGGCCTGATGTATATCTCTTCATTTGTTTTAAAGCTGCTTGATCTACAGCTGTCGCCAATTCAATTAGATGCAATGTCAATTGATGAATCTCTTCATATTCTTGTGGTGTTACAACACCATCCTCATACGCTTCATAGACAGCTTTGTTAGTCTTTCCTGACTTAATGTTGTGCTGCATCATTGCCTCAAAAATCGACAATTCATGATGTTTACTGCGGTCGCATGTCACCGGGACTAAGGCAAAACCAAGTTCATGCGCCCAAATTTTTAACAGTGCTGGGTTTTGGGTGTAATAAAGAATCGCCTCAAGTTTTTTAATGCTTGGTAAATGGTTCGGCATATTGATATTTGCGTAATTGCAAATTGTGTTATGTGAATCCCCTATTACTTGTGCAATGTCTTTAGGAGTGAAACCAGGTGTTTTACTTATCATTTGCCAAATAGCGTTTTGGGCTTCTCGGCTTAAATTAATTTCCATATGTGAATCCTTTGTATTTATTCACGTTTCTCAAAAATAATGATTAAGTTATAAAGACCTATGAGGCTGAGGTATTTTGTTTATTTAAGCCAATTATTAAAATTTTATCTTTGGATAATTGGCCGTTTGTCATATCTGATATTTTTTCAGCGTAATTTGTTTCACCTTTGTACTCGGTGTACGGGAGAGAGTTTTTTTTAATCCATTTATAAATTGCACGTTCTGTAATATTTATTGAAATTGCGACAGTTTTCACACCACCAGCACATGAAATCACACTCTTGATAGTATCCATAACCTTAACCATATTGAACTAATGGTTCAACTTTAACAAGAACTGAAAGTTCTTTCAATACTTATTATTATTGAACCATTGGTTCAGTGAGGTGTTTAATGGCTATTTATGCAGATAAAATTAAAGAAGAATTTGCACAACGCATCAATTACGCAATGGATAATAAAAACTATCCAATACGTGGTCGTGCTCGAGTACTTAGTAAAGAATTCGGAGTGTCAGATAAAGGTGCTGGGAAATGGCTTAAAGGCGAAGCAATCCCTGAAACCTCTAAAATTCCTACTTTAGCCAAATTTTTAAATGTAACTTCAGAATGGCTTTTATCTGGAGAATGCGAAAAATTGGATTCATATAATTCTGAAGAAAATAATGAGTTAGATATAAATATACTTTATAAAAATTTTCTAACAGATTTTGATTATGCATATCGTAAAAACAAATTAACACCAGATATTATAAAAACACTAAATCAAACATTAATCTTAATGACTAATCGATGAAGGACTAAAAATGTACGATATTAGCTCAACAAAAATTGATAAGAAAATTATCCATAGAATTGGAAATAAGTTTCGAGAGGAACCATTAGTTTTTTCAGAAAACTTAGCTCCTAATATGGAAGAAATTGACAACCTACTATTACAAAACTATCTAAAACCAATTATAAATTATAATGAAGTCTATGAGCTATATCATGAGTCAAACATTAATTTAAATGAAATAAATTATTTTTCAAAAAAAATATTTGAAAACAAAAATAATTTTATTAATGCAAGTAAAGACATTGCGAAAGCATTATACAGTTCATCAACACACCCAAATATTTTATTAGGTGAACTAATAATAGTATATTATAAAGATATAAGATTAAATGAAAATAAAATTAATGCTATTGGTATTTATAAAACTGAAATAAAAGATAATTATCTAGATATACAAGAAAATGGTGAAAATTTAATTCTAACAAGTAAAAAAGGTATATCTATTAATAAAATACAAAAAGGTGCTCTCATTTTAGAAGATGGAAATGTATTCGCTGTAGATGCACTCAATCAAAAAACAAAATATTGGTATACAGATTTTCTCAAAATAAAACTTAAAAAAATCCTGAAAACAATGCACATATTTTTAAAAAGGTTATTCAAGAAGTTGTATCAAAAGTTGAAAACCCCATCGAAAAAATTAAATTAAATGAGATTTTAACTTCAAACCTTGAACAAACAGATACAATCTCAGTTAAAGAAATTAAAGATTTATCAAAAAATTATATAAATAATGAAATTTTTGATGAAATAAAAAATAGCGTAGCTATCAAAGAAAATATTGAACTTGAAGATTCAGATATAATAAGTTCTGCATCCTTAAACAAGCTAACGAAAAAATTTCGGAAAAAGTTAAATATAAATAATTTGATAGAACTTACTTTAAAATCAGAAAATCATTTTATTGATGATATTCAAACAAATACATTAGATAATGTTACTTCTATAACCTTTAAAATTATTACCAAGTAGTAGAGATTAATTATGTCCGGTGAAAAATCAAAAGCAATCGGTGAATATGGTGAAGATATTGGCCGCTATATCCTAAAATTAATTGGATGGAAATATACCAAAACTAACTTTGAAATAGTGTGTAATAACCCTAATCATCTGAATCCAAAAAAAAATCAAAAAAAATCACATGGTGAGGATGAATATTATATATATGAATGCCCTCTTATAGATGACCGAAAAGTAATAGCACATATTTCTGTAAAACATACAACAGAATATGGGCAACCTTCTTACATAAGACAAAAGTTAAAGGATGATGTCATTGAATTATCAGAAATAATAGAATGCTCAAAACACAATCAAGATACCAAAAATATAGTAAAATCTTATGGTTCTAATCGGCCTAAATCGGCACATTATGGTTTATTAATATATACTTCACATGAATTCGATCAATTAAATATGAATGTTCGAGAAGAACTATCAAAAATTAGATGGAATCAAGCAGTTTGTGAGCCAATTATATTAATTGATAATCAACGTGCAAGTTTCTTATTTTATATACATAAGTATTTAAAAAATAATTACCCTCAATATAGCTATACAAACCCTGATTTTGGATTCAATTTGGCTCCCAATTGTGATACCCATCAAAATTTTTTAAATATAAATATGATTGCATCCGAAATAATACCTTTCAGAATAAAGGTAAACGATAAATTTGAGGCCATGCTTTTCTCAAATGAATCTTTCTCAGAAGAGTCTCTAAGAAAATCAATAACTTATTCTTTTGAAACTTCTAGAGGATTCGCTACTAGAATGCATTTAGGATTCAGTGATTACAACCATTTTGTACACAAAGATATATCTGAAAGAGTGAAAATGTCTTTAAGCAAGCAATCTCCAAAAAACATTGATGAGATTGAAATTATACCTTTTTGCTTCAATGAAAACTTCTTAAATCTAGGAAATAATTAAGGAAAATCATATGGACAATATATTTGAAGATAACTTAAAAACAAATCAAAAGGTGTATTTTGGTCATAATCTTAGGTTATTACTAAACAGCGACCATGTATCACCAGGAGATATTAATGATCTATTAAAAAGTAAAGGAATAATTTCTCCTTCACCTAGTAGAACAAGTACTGTACCACTATTAACTTCCGTTCTATTAACATCAAATGAGTTCTCACAATTATTAAACAATACAATTAATCGTGAAAAAAATCCAAAACATAGAACTGAAGCATATAATTTGGTCCAAAAAAACTCAGATTGGCTTAACTCAATACAATCTATAGATTTCAACGTAATGGCAGAATCCATTACTAATGAAAATGAAAGTATCAAATTTTTATCTAATCCTGAAGTTTCATTCACTGATGTACATAATCAAATAAAAATAGATTATCAAATTGAGAGAAGCGATTATTCTAAAGACATATTATATAGATCCTTATCTTTTGATGCTGAAATTTTAATGCAGATAAATGACAATGAACTAAAAATTGAAGTGTTTTCTGTTCATTCTTGTAAGGAGACTGAGTTAATTAATAATAAAATCATATCCAATATTTCCGCTCAACTAAAATCGCAAGAAATTATAACAAAGGAGGACCCAGACAAAATCCTATATAAACATTTTTCTAATTCAGAAAGAATTTTATTTTTTAAAAGATTCTCTCAAACAGTCAATGAAAATTTAAAGTTAGGTAAAATTATTGACTTATTACTTTCAGTTGATAAAGATATAAAGGAGTTTCCATCCGACAAAGAAATTAGTTGGATGAATAAAGTAATCAACAATCTAACTATTGAAGGTGATGACCTAAATAAATTATTACTTATTTCTAATGAAAAATATTATAAAAACTTTATTATTAAAGATATTAATATATCTTATGAATATTCATTGGGTACTAATAAGGGCTCTATCAAAGTTAATTACTGTTTCCCTCACAAAAAAAATATATTCGAATCTGAACTAACTCATGAAATTACTCATTTATCTTACTCAAATCGCAATATAAATGATGATGCAAAAAGACAGATTAAAAAATCTATTAATACATACATTACTGAATTAATAAAACACCATAACAAAACCATTAATTCAGAAAGAATTGGGGCATCATTAATGCCTATACATCAAAATGTACTTCAATTTTAAAATTGAACTATTAGTTCTTGACTAAGTTGAACCAATAGTTCATATTTGTCTCACAGACAACAAAAAGCCCTGAAACTTTCGACGGAACCAGGGCTTTGCAAACTGCGAGATAAGTATGAACACAAATCCAAATTCTATCAACCCTGCTGTTACACATCGTGTACAGCCATCCAGCTTTATTAAAGTAGCTGCAATTAGTGGTTTATTCACTGTTGGCGTTATAGGTCTTGCATACGAGCAAAAAGCCACTGAATACCAACCTGCAGTAGTTATTCCTAGCACTGCCCCTTCTTCATATAGCATCCAAGCTTTAAAGGTCACTTCTAATTCATCTGGCATGGCCGTAATTAAACTTGATAGCTTCTTACTTAAAGTTAGCTTTGATTTTGAATCTCATCCCGATAACTACGGAGTTCCTGGTTCTGAATTTACTGCAGTTGATATCACCAACTTGGCAATTGAAAAAATCACAGATTTAAATGGTAAAGACTGGAACGACTTCACTGACTACAACGACCACAGAAATATCAATCAGATGATTGTTGGCTACATCGAGCGTAACCGTTTGGTGGAGGCTGTCTGATGAATACAACTCTCAACACTAAAAATTCATGTTTACAAGCTTCATCAGCGCTCAAAATACAACCGTCAAGTTATGGCGCAGAGACACTTGAAAGCCCTGTAAATACTAGAGGTTCAACACCATTTACGAAGGGTGAGTTCCCAAAAAGTAAACGTATTTCTCCCAACCCTATCACCCTTCAGCAAGGTGTTAAAAGTCGTGAATTCACAACCCTCAAAACAACCCAGTTTGTGGAGTCAGTGATGGAAAAGAAACGCTATAACACCCCTTTCGCGCAATTCATATGTAAGGACGTGAACGGTTATTACAATTTGCGACTTGGTCCAAAAATTTACTTGGTCAAAGTATCGTTAAATTACACTCCTGATTTTGACGCAGAGTTCTTTGGCGGTGCTAAAGCAAATCCTTTTAATTGGCATTCGATTCTAGTTAAAGAAACTCCTGACAGTATGCCTCGCCCTATCACGGAGGATGAATTAGCTGTGAGCTGGCTTAAGAGCAATGTTAAGAAACTTGTGAATTACCAACGTGCAATTAAACGCAGTGCCAATACTCAAAGCCCACGCTATAGCAAAGAACAACGTATTAATTACCGTAACTCACAGTACAACGGCGCTTAAGGAGAATAAAAATGAATGCAGCAGTGAATCAACAAGTAGTTTCATCTACACAAAATACATTACAACTCATTCAACTTGAGTTAAAAGCGCCAAAAAGTAAGAAGAACACTTTCGGTAATTACAACTATCGAAACTGTGAGGATATTCTGGAAGCAGTTAAACCGCTTCTTCAGAAATATGATGCTTCCCTGGTAATCACAGATGAGGTTCAAGAAGTTGGCGGTGTAGTCGTTGTTACAGCAAAAGTAATTTTTACAGATGCAAGCGGCAAAGAAACTACGGTAAAAGCCCATGCTGGTGTGGAGATTAGCAAGAAAGGTATGGATGTAGCTCAGACGTTTGGCGCATCCAGCTCATATGCCCGTAAATACGCGCTAAATGGCTTGTTCTTAATTGATGACACTAAAGACTATGACTCGGATGAATATCATAACCAAGTTAATCAGGGTGCTACACGCAATAACAACCAGCAAAACTCAAGACAGGCTCAACAACCGAATCGCAATCAAAATAATCAAGCTAGTGGCCAGCAACAAAAGCCATTGGCTCAGCGTTATAACGATGCACTTCTAGCTATAAAAGATGCTAAAAATCCTCAAACCCTTGATAAAGCAATTAACACATTCAAAGGCACTCAATACGAGTCAGGTATAACAAAAGCCTGCCGTGCTCGAGCAGATCAAATGGGATGGAATGAAGCGCCACCAATAAACCAAGTTCAACAACAAAATCAAATGCAGCACTGAGGAAAATAAAAAATGAATTTATTAAATAGTAATGAAGCATTTTCAGCACTCATGGCTGGTAAAAATATTATGTGTCGCGCTGTTGGCGAATTGATGGACTTTGATGACTTAAATCAATTCCCGGCTACGATCTTCGCTTTACCTGGTTATGAGTTCTGCATTAAACGTGAATCTTTAACTTTGGCAGATATTCAATTTACTAAGCCAGTAGAACCACACGATCTAGAGAATGGCCAAGAAATCTTTATTGTGATGCCAACATGTATCTTGCGTACTAAATACGATTCAGAACATGGAGATATATGTTTGAGTGTGGCAAATGGATTTGCTCAATTAGATGCTGAAAATGCACAGCTGCAGCTTCAGGCATTTGGTAAAACGTTTGGCAATATGATTACTGAGATTGAAATTAAAGAAGGTTTTAGTGAAAAGCCTAAAAAAACTCGTACTCCACGTAAAGTAAAAGAGGCCACAAAAATTGAAGACATTTCAGAAATTGAAATAAATTCAGAGAAACTATATGTGCCAAAACTAACCAGCCTAGACCATCAAATTTATATAGACGGAATTAACTCTTGTGAATCTGAACAAGAGATTGAAATTACTTTGAGGGATGTTGATTCTCAAAGTTTTAGTGAAGAACAATTAAATGAAATCAGTAAGGCTAAACAATGCAAACTTACTGAGTTTGACCTTAGCTTAAAAGAACCCGCTTCAACATTAAGAGAATCCGCCCAATATAAAATTTTACTCAATGACTTAGTCAATCGTGCCCTAGAAGCTAAAACACCTACAGAGGCAAATGCTCTTATTGTTTATACAAAATCATGGTCTGAAGAACAACGTAAGCCATTGATGGATGCAATTAATAAAAGATTGAGTGAATTAGGTGCGGCTGCTCCGCCTCCTGAACAACCTCCTTCACTTGCTGTTCAGATCCAAAATGCATCTGATTTAACAGCCTTGGATATTTTGGAAATTGATGTTGCAGGCCGTCATCCAGACATTCAACCAAAACTCATGGGGCTTATTCGTAAACGTCGATTTGAGCTTGAAAATTCTGGTTCAAAGGTGGTGGAAAATGAAATTTAAATATTCTTCCATCACTAGAAACTTAACCGTATTTGGCAACCGAATGACCCACATATTCAACAATGTTTCATTTTCGGAAATAGATAGTCTAATTGCGGACGCTAAATTTAAAGAAGCAGTCTGGAGATAAAAATATGAATACACCTATAGATTTAAATTCTATTTTATTTGCACAACTTGATCGTTTAAGTAATCCAGATCTTAAAGGCGATGACCTACAAGCGGAAATCCAAAAAGCCTGTGCAGTTGAAAAAATCAGTAAACAGGTTATTGAGAACAATAATATGCGCTTAAGTGCTGCCAAGCTTGTTGCTGAACATAAGGGATTGAAAAATATCGATCCAATTGAAGTTCCTCAAAATCTGATTGGGTGATTTATGTCAAAAGGTACTGCTATTAAATATACCCAAGCTCAATTGGATTTTATTAAATCAAATTGCATCTTGGGGCGAAAAGAGTTAACTGAAAAGACTAATACCCTATTCGGTACTTCTTTTACTGTTGATCAAATAAAATCCCTATGTACGAGAAAAAAATGGAGTACTGGTAGAACCGGATGTTTTGAAAAAGGGTCTAAACCGTGGAATACCGGTACCAAGGGCCTAACCAGTGCAAACAAAACAAGTTTTAAAAAAGGTCGGCCAACGTGGAATGCTAAGCCCATCGGCTATGAAAGAATTTGCTCTAAAGATGGTTATGTCCTGGTTAAAACATCTGAGCCAAGCGTGTTTGAATTAAAACATAGAATGGTTTGGGAAAAGGAAAATGGTCGTATTCCTGAAGGCTATGTGGTGGCCTTTAAGAACCAGGATAAAACAGATTGTCGAATTGAAAATTTGATTCTAATGAGCAAGGCCGAAATGGTCAGATATAGTCAAAGCTATTATGAATTGGCTACACCAGATAGCAATGAATCTTGCCTGTTAATGGCCAAGATCAAAAACTTGAAACATCAAATACATAAGCAGGTGGCCTGAATGGGTGTACTCAAATACATTATCACTGTCGAAAGTGATACTCCTCCACAGGTAATGCTTGGTCAAAATATTGGTGGTGGGATTGTTAAAGAATTGAAGGAAGTGGATGTTGAATTGGTTCCAGCTTCTCAATTAGCTAAAAATCTACAATTTAAGTGTGACAACAGTTCGAGAAAAATTAGTTTCAATCAACCAAGGTACGGAAGGTAAAGGACTTTATAACCCAAAGTTAGCCCATAATTTATTAACTCAAAAAATTAGAAAAGGAAGACCGAGAGCTAACTAGCTCTCGTTTTCATTAAACATTGCAACCAGATCTTGTGCATTTGGATTGTAGTAAGTATTAATCAAAACATTGATCGTTCTATGCCCTGTTATTTTTGCCAATATCTCAACTGGCAATTTTCTTTTTCTCACCATTCGTGTGATAGCTTCATGTCGCGTATCATGAAAATTAATCTCATGTAAACCGGCATCTTCTCTAATTCTTTGCCAAGTACGTCTAAATGATTTCTCTTTAACTGGAACAATTATTTCTTGGGTTTCAGGAATTAAAGCAAGTAAGCGCTTGGCTTCTGTGGAAAGTGGAATATTCCTAGAATCACCATTTTTAGTAATTGGCAGATGTACAAAGCCATCTTTAATATCACTCCTAGTCATGGCTAAGATTTCCCCTTTCCTCATAGCCGTTTCTAAAGCGAAAAGCATAGACCACGCAACATAATGCATGACTCTAACTGGTTTAGTGTTTTTGTCCCATTTAAAATACTTTAATAGATTTTCTTGTTGCTCAGGATATATACGTTGATTTCTAGATTTACCTTTTGCTGGCTTAGTTACCAGTGTCCAGACATTATTATCAATTATAAATAACTCTTTTTGGGCATAGCTGAAAATTGACGAATACATTGCAAATTCTCTCAAAGCTGTACTGCTCTGAACTTCTAGAACTCGCTTATTTCGCCATCTAACAATATCGCTAGGCTGGATGTCGTAAATAGATTTGGTGGCTAGTTCACCAAGAATCCTATCGTTATTGTTCAATTTAGTTCTTATTACATGAGATGATTTTAGTTTAGATCCTTTCTCAGCATAATATTTCTCGCAAAGTTGATTGAATGGTATAGATGGCTTTATTCCTTCTTCTTCTTGAGCTTTTCCTGTCTTAAGTTCTAATAGCTTTAAGGCAGCCCACTGTTCACATTCTTTTTCGGTATCTCTTGTTGCGCTAATTCTTATCCCATTAAACATTAATTCAATACGGAAAGAATTGCCTCTTTTACGTGGCTTTGGAATTTTCAT